ACAGCAGTACCCGCCCGCGCAGTACAACCTCCTCGTCCCGATGCAGACCGTGACGGAGATTGCCGACATCCAAAAGCCGGTGATGAACTCCGTGAAAATCAGCACCGACCTCAATGACGGCGAAATTTATGAGATGGAGAAAGCCAAGGACGAGTGGCGCGACAGCAAGGGGTACGTCCACAAAGCGACCCCGGCCAAGTACGCCCTCACCAAAAAGGGTCTCACCAAGCTCATGCGAGCCGCAGGCATCAAGATTCTTTCCAGCCGCCCGGTCGTCCCGTCCACCTGCCAGAAGTGCGCGGAGGTCAACCGCAGCATCGGAAAGCCGATTCGCTGCGGAGGCTGCCCCAACAAGGACGTCAAGCACGAGGTCCGAATCAGCGTCCCGCAGCTCACCGGCGAGAACGTCACCATCGTCGCCCATAAGGAAATTGCGGTGGATGATGTAACGGCCGGGATGACGGAGAAGCAGCGGGCAGAATTTATGAAGTTCCGCAGCGAGATGTGCGAGAGCAAGGCTCTCAACCGCGCCCTCCGCACCGCGATGCAGATTAAGTCCAGTTACCTTATCGAGGAGTTCGGAAAGCCCTTTGTTGTGGCTTACCTCGTCCCGAACCTTGACAATCCGACCGTCCGTGAGGAGGCGGTAAAGTCCATGTTTGGCGCGGCGAATGACCTGTACGGCAGCCGCCCGAAAACCAGCCACACGGTCTATGGACTACAAGGACAAAATCCGAAAGCTCCTCGCCCTCGCAAAGAGCCCGGAACCGGAGGAGGCGAAGTTCGCCCTGCTCAAGGCCCGCAAGCTCATGGCGGAGCACAAGCTCAGCGAGCGGGACCTCGAGGAACGGAACACTACGGTCATAAAACGGGCCATCCGCGAGACGTTTTCCAAGAAAGCAAACTCGTGGATGGACCCGCTCTCAATCGTTATTGGAGAAAACTACTGCTGCTCGGCGTTTCGATGCAAAATTAGCGCAAAAACAACCGTTTGGCACGTCGGATTCATCGGCTTGGAGGGCGATATTGAAATCTGCGTAAAGATATTCCGGTATGCGGTCCGGTGCATTAAATCGGAGCAGAAGAAGCTCCGCAAACAGCACCGGGACTATTACACACCGCAGGAAATTGCAAAAATCTGTGATTCCTACGGCTATGGGTTCGCCAGAGGCGTATACGAGGCGTTCACAAGACAGAATGAGGAAAATCAAGAATACGGCCTTGTGCTGAAAGTTCCGAAAGAAGTTAAAGACGAGCTCGAAAAGATTGGACCGCCGAAAGAGTTCAAAAAGACGCCCCAGCCAAAGACTGTTGGAGAGCTCGACGCAGCATGGCGCGGCATAGAGGACGGCAGGAAATTCGACCCGTCAAACAAGCTGGAAGAAAAGAAACAGGAGGCATAACCAACATGGCAAGTACGAAGTTTGAAGTCTCGATGGAAATTTTCAAGTTTCAGGGAGAACCGGATGTGAGCGTCACGCTGACCGGCAAGAGCCCCACAGAGCTCGAGACCGCACTCAAAACGCTCGAGACCATCGCCAAGACCACGACGCTGTACGACGGCAACAGCGCACCGGAGGCGGAAAAGAACGTCCCCAACGAGCCGCAGCAGGCAGCCCCGGTAGTTTCCTCGGCTGATAAGAAAGCCCCCCCCCCGAGAAGCCGGTAAGCTGGCTTACGCCCGTCGGCGCAAAGGGGCTCATGCTCCTGCGCTGCCCGAAATGCAAGAGCGAGTTTGTACAGTTCTTGCGCGAACCGCAAACGACCAACGAGTGCCGGAAGTGCGGCGCGAAAATCCCGCTGGACGCGCTGGCACGGTTCGAGTTCACCTGCCCGGCCTGCAAGAAAGTGAGCTACGGCCGGACGAACATCGAGGATGCAGAAATCACAAACCAGAAATTCTCCTGCGTCTGCGGCCGGAGCATACCGAAGCTCACGTGGAACCCGGCCAAGCGTTGCTATACGGCGTAAGGAGGGCTGGATGATGAAAGCACTGACCCACAACATCCAGCAGGAGCGCGAGGACCAGCGCGACCGCTCCGCCCAGCTCTTTATGTGGTGCATCGTCGTCTCCATGCACCAAGACGACGGTATTGGCGCATCACGCCTCCTGCGGGCGTGTAACGAGATGGACGCTTTTGAGAAAAAATACCAGACGGCCATCCTATACGGCAGCAGCAAGAACGCAACGGACGCCATGAGGGAGAACCTCAAAGGCATCTGTGATTTTGAGGTCCGGCTGCCGGTTGACCGAGCTCCGAGAGGACGCCGGGAGGAGCAGCTCCGCATGGCAAGCAATCAGGGCGCAGAAATCGCGTGGCTTGTTATGGCGGCCACCTGTCACGAGACGTTCGGCTACGGGAGAGACCGGCTGGCGCGCCTCAAGCAGAACTCCATGAACAACTACAAGCAGTACCTCGAGTGGGAAAAAGAGGATAAGGACCTCGCCCTCGACCGTCTGCGCAGATGCGTACAGGACGCCCTCAAAGAGGACCTCCGCGTCACTGACACCGACGACCGCAAGGGGATGCTTTCGACCCCGGGCAGAGGCCCCAGCGTATACGAGACGGCCGCTGTCTACTCGGAGATATTCAGGAGGGCCAGAGCAGCCCGGGCAGTGGCTCCGCTCGCGGTATACAGCGCAGCGAAGTACGACGAAACCATGACGGCCGCCCGGAAACGGGCCAGCGTTATGCTCGGCTTATGACTATCTGCCCGAAAGAGTGCCCGGACAGACACCCGGGATGCCACGACCATTGCGAACGGTATGCGGAGAACAAGGCGGCATACCAGAAGATGAAGCAGGAGTACGACGGGAGCGTCCGAAACCCCTACTGCCGTAGGTGGACGCACCGGGCCATCGTGCGCAGTTTCAAGAAGAAATTCAGGTAAAGGAGTGGTGACTATGTACGAGGTTCTTTTAGAGCTTGACGACCTGCTGGAAACCTTAACTTACTGGCTTTCCTTTGCGGCCGTCGCCTTGTCAGTAATAGTTGTTGCGGCCTATGTGTGGCACAAGGCCGCCGAGCAGAAAGCAACCCGGGTGGAGCCCCGGAAAAGAAAGGACGGAATGACATGAAACAGAGCGAAAAGCTCATGCAGCTCCTCGAGCTCATGCAGGCAAACCCGGAGCTCCCGGTCATCCCCTGCGTAGATGGGGATGTGGTCGGCGGCGACGAGTATTACTGCTGGCTTGGCTCATGGGGAGAGAGCGCGGTTCAGGAGTTCATCATCGGCAAAGAAAGAACCTACTACCGGGAGGATGACATTTGCGAGATGAACGACGTTCTCTATGAACGCTATGACCCGGAGCTGGTGGACAACATGACGGATGAGGAGACGCGGGCAGCATACAACGCGCTCCCGTGGAAGAAAGCCATCTTCGTCGATGTCCACCAATACGAGGAGGAACCGGATGCCGAGGTATGATGTGTTCCTTGAGGGCAGGACAGAGAGCTCCACCTGCTACTTCGGCGTCGCAGTCATGGCAGACGACCAAAAAGAGGCAGAGTACCTCGGACACGAAGCAGGGCGGAAGAAACACCGCGAGTGTGACGAAATCGAAGTCGTCAGCGTAAGACTAAGACAGGCAGGAAAGCGGAGGCTCTGCCAGTGTGTTCCACTCAAAGAACGTGCTCTAAATCTTGTAAAGGAGGCTATCACGAATGGCAGAAAAAAGGCTCATTGACGCCAACGAACTGGAAGAAAAGGCCATCTACATCACCGGGCCGAAGGGCTCTGCGTGTCACGCGGTTCCACTCGGGCTGATTCAGGCAGCCCCGACCATCGACCCGGAAACGCTGCGACCAACGGCGCACATCATCCGTGGATATGTACCAGAAACCAAAGACGGTGTGTTCTGCGATGGCTGCAATCATTGCCTTGGCTGGGAGTACGGTGCTCACGTTATCGGGTATTTCAAGTATTGCCCCTATTGCGGGGACAGACTTGAGGACGGAACGGAGGAAGAAACGTGAAAGTTTTAATTGCCTGCGAGGAATCGCAGGAAGTTTGTAAGGCATTTCGGTCTTTAGGGCATGAGGCTTACTCCTGCGATGTGCAGGAACCGTCCGGAGGCCACCCGGAATGGCATATCCTCGGAGACGCCGTACCGGCTCTGCGGGGGGGGGCAAATCGTCACAATGGACGACAAAGCGCATTACATTGATGCGTGGGACTTGCTCATTGCGCACCCGCCATGCACATATCTTTCAAACGCCGGAGCACGACATCTGTGGAAAGGCCACCAGCTACAAGAGGACCGCGTAATGAAAGGAATTTTAGGACGCGACCTGTTTATGAGATTCTGGTGGGCGGACATCCCGAGAATATGCGTTGAGAATCCGGTGCCGAGCAGGGTATTTTGTCTCCCAGAGTACACGCAGATTATTCAGCCGTACCAGTTTGGACACCCATACAGCAAGAAAACCTGTCTATGGTTGAAAAATCTTGACCCGGTCGCGCCGACGAACATTGTTGAGCCGATTGCAACGTGGTGCCCATCTGGCTCTTATTCCCACAAACATGATGAAAAAAACAAGGGGATGTTTACGAGAGACAGAGCGCGAAATCGCGCAAAGACATTCCCGGGAGTCGCTCGAGCATTTGCAGAGCAATTTGGAGGACAGTTATGAAACCGATTAACGCAGAGGAAACCGTCCGCGTATTCAATGGCTGGCTCGAGGAGGCAGACAGCCTCGCAGAGCGGGAGGCCATTGAGCGCTGCATCGACCACATTCAGGACGCCCCAGCAGTCAGTCAGCAGGAGCTCCGCAGCTATATGCTGCCGTGGTTCAGCCCGTTCGCGGCTCCGTGGTGCGGGAAGATTCAGCGCGCTTTCCCGAAAGCCTACGTCACCATGAACTTCGAGCTGATTCTCGTCCCGAGGACGAACACATACATCAACCTCAACCACTGCAGCACCCCGGACGAGTTCAAGGCGGAGGTCATCGAGGGTGTATCGCGGTTTGCGTTCAAGGCGTTCACAAAGCCGCTGTGCAAGGAGCATCTCGACGGCATCAACAAGCTGCTCGACACCAAATTCACGCCGGAGGACATGGAGTACATCTACACCAACCTCGGCAACGGCATCAACCACGAGCTGTGCATGAAGTTTGTCAAGAGCGGGTATGACCTCAAAGTAATCGAGGAAAGCGTATGAACTGCCAATTTTGCGAAGATTACGAGTGGAGCAAGAAGCACAGGCCAAAGACCGGCAGAGAGTTATACACAAAGTATTACGTCTGCCTTTATGAGAGAACCCTCAGAAAGGGCTGCGGGCTTACCTCAACCTACACTCACAAAAGACGGCCGCTGAACTTCTGCCCGGAGTGCGGCCGCCAGTTGAAGAAAACAAAAAAGGAGGACGAAACGTGAATGGAGTCATTCGGGGCCGATGCCCGAGGTGTGGCGGGAAAATTATTTATTCGGAATTTTACCAGAACGCACGGGACTACACAATCCGAAAAGACGGAAAAGTTCCGAAACGCTATGTATCCAGAAGCGGAGAACTAAGCGAGAGCGTAGCGGCCTGTGAAAACGGTTGCGGCGCATACTGGGAAGATGAAGATTTTTCCATCGGGCAAGACGGGATGTTCTACGACAATAAATACACGGAGGATGGGCAGGCATGAAAGAAAAACAAGCAAAATCCAACCACGAAACTTGAAAACGATTTAAGCATATTTCAATCTTTGACCACCAAATTTGAAAAATGGAGGACAAAATTTATGTTTCCGCAGAGAAGAATGACGACCGACACCCCGGATGGGAATTACTCGCAGGCTCTCAACCTGTTCGTGCGCGGCGAGGGCGGCTGGGTGCAGATGCCCAGCCGGAGCATCAGCCTCAACGACTACATGAAGCAGCTTATCAAGGCACACAACGCAGATATTGACACCGAGGGAACGCCGGAGGAGTTCGACATGACCCTGTACGAGCACCTGTTCGACGGCCCGGAGACCATCGAGGGCCTGCTGGCGGAGCACTACACCCTCTCGTGGGCTCTCGCCTCGTTGCGCGACAAGCTCAAGCACTACGAGGACGCGCTCATCCCGGAGATTATGCCGGAGGGCTTACAGACCATCGACCGCGCCATCGGCACTTACGGCAAAGACGCCCAGCTCACCAAGGCTGTGGAGGAAATGTCGGAGCTCACCAAAGCCCTCTGCAAGCTCAAAGAGTGCAAGCGCAAGTATGATACCCCGTTTAACAGGGAGACGCAGGAAGTGTACTCGAACGTCGAGGAGGAAACTGCTGATGTTTTCATCATGCTGGTGCAGCTCTTTGCAATTTTTAACCCCCATGAGCTGGTAAACATCACGAAAATCGTATGGGATAAGCTCGACCGGCTCAAGGACAATCTGGACAAAGAAGCAGCAAAGCAGGAGGCCAGCGATGCCGGAAAAAAGTGAGTTCGACAAGGCACTCGGCGAGCTGCACGACCTGACCGAGTGGGAGGACGCGGAGGCAGCCATCCGGGAGCTCCACGCGCGGGGGCCGGAAATTGAGCGGCTCTATCTCGACAGCAAGATTCTCCCCGGAGAGCTGCGAGCCCTCGTTATGGTGAGTAACTGCCTCGAGCGTGAGTTCATCCATCGGCAGCTTGCCACCGGGCAGCCGCTTCACATGAATGTTTTATAGGAGACAGCACAATGAGCGATGATGGTATGTTTTGCCCGTACAAGAAAAGCACGAAACGGGAAGTGAGCTACTCGTGGATTAGCCGGACCGAGATTACAACGGAGCGTTTCGGCTGGTGCTCGGAAAAGAAGTGCATGGCCTATGAGAATGGCCGCTGCAAGCGGCTGGAAAGAGAGGGAACCCAGTGAAGAAAAGAAACTGCCGGATGACCGGCGAGGAGAAGAATGTGCATGAGCGCGCCGTGAAGCTGCGCAAGATGACCGACGACAAGCTCGTGGAGCACATCGACCACATCCGGGAAGAGGCTTACAACACCGGCTACTCCGAAGCCGAGGCCCAGCGCGCATCGACCCCGGCCCCGGGCAAGACCCTGCCACAGCTCCTCGAACAGCTCGACGCCGGAGAGTGCAAGGGCATCAAGAGCGCGACCGCCTACAAAATCGCAGAGTTCGCCCGAGAGCAGGGCTACCTCGAATGAGCGGCCCGGTAAAGGACCCGCTCCGGGCCTTGCAGGGAGCGCGGAGCCGCGCGCAGGGAGGGAGGCTGGAAGAACAGGTAGAAGCCTCATGCGCTCTTTTGACAGAGACGGGCCGAGCCGACATAAGCAAGACGCCGGAGCCGATGAAACCGGTGAGCCAGCCGAACAAGTCGGGGCAGTTCCGCGCGGTGTATAGCAATGATAGGTGTTTTCCATATTCCTCTTCCTTTTCTCCGACCGGAATGCAGCGGATTGCATGATACAAACGCTTTTATTGTACCGTGCAAATGTAAAATCAAAAATCAGGAATGTGTCTGGAATATGTAAAATTGCTTTCGCACACAGATTTTACCGCAATTTGATTGCAACTGCGCCAAAATTATCGTACAATCATAAATACTTTCTTTTCACAAGAGAATCGAGGAACAAAAGCCATGACGTATAAGGACATCAAGCACAACGAAGAAGTCAACGAACTACTGAAAAAGGGCAACCAGAATCTGGGCCTGCTGGGCTATACCGACCACTCACAGGCTCATTGTGTCCGGGTGGCAGAGACTGCCGCCCACATCCTGAAAAAATTCGGCTATCCGGAGCATGACATCGAGCTTGCCCGGATCGCAGGCTATATGCACGACATCGGAAACGCCATCAACCGCAGCCGCCACGCCGAATACGGCGGGCTGCTGGCCAACGAGATTCTCAAACAATATGACCTGAGCATTCCGGACCGCATCACCATCGTGTCTGCCATTTCCAACCACGATGAATCTACCGGCGGTGCTGTGGACCCCATCTCGGCAGCTCTCATCATCGGCGACAAGACCGATGTGCGCCGCAGCCGCGTGCGGGAAAAACCGAAGGCAACCTTTGATATCCATGACCGGGTCAATTATGCCGTGACAGATCAAACCCTGAAGATCAACGCTGAGAAAAAGGTCATCTCGCTGAACCTGCAAATTGACACCGACATTTGCAGTATGTACGAATACTTTGAGATTTTCCTGCAGCGGATGCTGATGTGCCGCGGG